TACATCTTAAATCTGTTTTGATTTGGAACTTTGATGAATCTGTGAAGTCGATGCTTCCAGATGGTGATGTTCCGTTTAATAAAAACGAGGCGCCTGCTGGAACCGAACATCTACACCTTGCATATGAATGGAAAAAGTTGTATAATTTTGTTAAAGGTGGGAATGATACACTTCGACCTATGAAAAGAGAACAACTTTTTATGCAACTCTTAGAGGGTCTTCATCCAGATGAAGCAGAAATTATTTGTTTGGTGAAAGACAAAAATCTAAAGAAGAAATATAAGTTGACTCGTGCCATAGTTGAAGAGGCATTCCCCGATATACAATGGGGTAATCGAAGTTAGTATGGCGAAAACAAAAACCAGAGATGAGGTGATGGCGGAAGCTTACTGGACACCAAAAGAAAAAGAAGATTTGAGTAGTAGATACTCAACGAGTCTTATCAAAGAGAACTGCAACAGCGAGGAACTCAAAGATAAGTCTCTACCCTCTGATGCTTACATCGTGACATATAAGGTTGATGATGCAGTTCGTAATGATCTTGTTAGATGTCATGCTAAGGTAAACATATTTGATATGTACTACGATAAATTTGGAGCGGGTTCTATCGTGAGTATTGAATATGGGCCTGGACTTGTAAGTCCAAAGACATGGGGTTTACCAGTGGCAAGCAAACCTAAGAAAAGAGTAAGGAGAAACTCATGAAAGAGGAACAACTCCGTAACCAAATTAATGACATTATTGAGGGAGAAATTCAACTTGGAATCAACGAATTTTTGGAAGAGAAACAAAGAAAAGAAAGTGATCAGGGATTGGGTTTTGTCACTTCAGAAGAAGCAAAGAAACTCAAAGTCAAAGTCTTCAAAGACGAAGTTGACAAAATCATGAAACAATATAAGAAGATAAAGAAGAAAGAAAAATCTAATATATCTCAAGTCAAGAAACTAGGACTAGTCGATAAACATGGGAGGCCACTCTAATGGATAGAGATAAGTTAAAGGTCATGATCAAGGACTTGAAAAATGTTGTAAATGCGTTAGAATGTGAAATATACTCTGATGAGGAGTCATATACATTAAAATTAGACTATGATGAAATAGTCAATCAGATTACAGATTATGATGAAGTTTTTGAGGATGATGACGGGTAACAGTGATGACCCCCGTTACTCAGAAGAGAAGTTGTTACTAAGAGCAGCTTGTTTTCGATGCCTTACACACCACTTAGAAGAACACACAAGAGCCGTCTATGAGTTCGCCACCATATGGTGCGATGAACATGATAACGTAGGTGGAATCGAACAAGGCTTTCAAGATTATCTTAGATCATATGCAGAGAAAGCTTTCTCTAAGAGTTAATCTAAATAATATTACAAAACGTAAAACTTATGCCCACATACCCTGTTGTTAACAAAGAAACTGGCGAGAAAAAAGAATTATCAATGACTATGGTTGAGTATTCTAACTGGAGAGATGATAATCCAGACTGGGATAAAGATTGGTCTGAAGGATGTGCTGGCCTCGGAGAGGTTGGTGAGTGGAAAGACAAACTAATCACAAAGAATCCTGGCTGGAATGATGTTCTACACAAGGCATCTAAATCTCCTGGCTCAAGAGTTACTAAGATTAATAAGTAATGGCAAGAAAAAAAGATTCTCCTATCGGTGTAGGAATGACGGCTAAACAGATGAAAAGAAAAAGACCTATCAACGCCGATCTTTTAAACAAGATTGAGCCTATTACAGATAACCAAAAGAAACTCTTTGAAAACTACAAAGAGGGTAAAAATATTTTTGCATATGGTGCTGCTGGAACAGGTAAAACTTTCGTTGCATTATATCTTGCATTGAAAGATATTCTTGACCCACATACTCCTTATAATCAACTTTATATTGTAAGGTCTCTTGTATCAACCAGAGAGATTGGATTCTTGCCTGGCGATCATGAGGACAAGTCTTTCTTGTATCAGATACCATACAAGAACATGGTGAAGTATATGTTTCAGATGCCTACAGATGCAGACTTTGAGATGTTATATGGTAATCTAAAACAACAGGATACTATCAAGTTCTGGAGTACATCATTCATTCGTGGAACAACGATTGACCAAGCGATTGTGTTAGTTGACGAGTCACAAAACTTGAATTTTCATGAATTAGATAGTATAATAACAAGAGTAGGAGAGGATGCTAAAATCATGTTCTGTGGTGATGCAAGTCAAACAGACTTACAGAAAACCAACGAGAAGAATGGCATTCTTGACTTCATGAAGATAATCGAACAAATGCCTGAGGACTTTGCAATGATTGAATTTGATGTCAATGATATTGTTCGTTCTGGCCTTGTGAGAGAATATCTTGTTCGTAAAATGGCTATGGGATTTTAATGTTTATTGTTGAGAATCACTTAGGTGATTTAGAGTTAGAGAAAAAAGAGACCGACGGACTTCGCCTATATAAGTTACCCAGCAATGAATGGGTTCCTTCTATCACCTCTGTTACTAGTTTCTATAATCGAGAGGTGTTTCGTGAATGGAGAAAGAGAGTCGGGAATGAAGAAGCAGATCGTGTCACAAAAGAGGCAACTCGACGTGGTACGGACTTTCATGAAGCTGCACAAGCCTATCTTGAAAACAAAGAGTTAGATTGGAATGATTACCAACCACTGACTCAGTTTATGTTTCACAGTGCTAAGTCTAGTTTAGACAAGATAGGAAAGATACACGCAATAGAACGCACACTTTATTCTGAATACCTTGGTCTGGCAGGAAGAGTTGATTGCATCGCTGAATACGATGGTGGACTCGCTGTTATTGATTTTAAGACCTCGAAGAAGATTAAACCAGAAGAATGGATTGAACAATACTTTGTTCAAGAGGTTGCATATGCCTGTATGTATTATGAACTGACTGGAATTCCTATCCAAAAACTTATCACAATCATGGTCACACCAAACGGTGAGGTTAAGGTTTATGATAAAAGAAACAAAGGTGACTACATTAAATTACTTGTGAAATATGTTAAAGAATTTATCAAAAACCGAATGGTGGTTAATGGGTGACATCAACAAAGCACTTAAAGAAAAGTTTCTCTGTTCAGCACAGTTTGCACAGGACATAGAGGCTATTGTCAAAGATGACAACTTAGGTTATATTGATGCTATCGTACATTATTGTGAACAAAATGCCATTGACGTTGAATCCGTTCCAAAACTCATTTCAAAACCACTCAAGGAGAAGTTGAAATGGGAAGCAACAGAACTCAACTATCTCAAACGTACCTCAAGAGCAAAACTGCCCTTATGACTGGTTTTGATTGCTACAGAACTTATCTAGCATTCAAGAATCATTTTACGAAGGATAACTTTGATTATTTTAAGTATGGTGGAAAGACAAACGCAACCACCACATCATTTAATAAAAGAAAGGACAAATATTTTTTTGAAAAGATGTCTCGTCAAAAGAAAGACGAAGATATTGTAGATTACTTTACTGCTATATTCTCTCAGTGTGATGACCCACAAAGAATGTGGATAGGAGAGATTATAGAAACAGGCGAAGACAAATATAACGATTGGAAAAAGAAGATACAGAGTTTGAATTATCTTTTCAAACAAGAGATGATACAGATTTGTAGTAACAACGATTTCAATTCTTTGTTTGAATGTAAGAATGGCAAACACCCGATCATTATCAAAGAACATTTAAAGAAAAATATTACAACGGAAACATTAGTGATACTGGATGGTATGCTTGGATACAAAAAAGACTTTGATGCCAAGTTAGATGACTTTGTATGGAAAACCGTCAGTATGAAACTTGACAAATACAAACCGTTTTTGTTAAATAATATTAACCTTGCAAAATATAAGCAAACCCTCAAGGAGATTGTAGTTAAATGAATTTTGATTCTAGGAGTGAATTTTTTGATTCAGAAATGGTTCAAGCCAGTCTTGAAGACATCAAAGAACTTCAAGACTTAATCACAAACAGTATCATTGAAACTGCCTTTTCCTCTGCCACTGGATATGAAGAGGATGAGTTGGAACAACTTGACTTGATTGAAGAGTTGTTAGAGAAACAGAAACTCATGTACTTTAGATGTAAGTTGTCGAAGGACGAAGATGCGATGTTGGTTGCAGAGAATATGAGAGAGTCACTTAGACAGATGGGTATGCCTAGAGGTGCAACTGTAGAACAGATGTTTGATAATTTAAAGGGTTCAATTCGTAAGTTAAGAGAAACGCTTGACAACTAAATAGTAGTGTGTTATGTTAATAATGTAAGGACGCTTACGTTGGGAGTGACTGAATAAACTTACTGGCATATAGCTGGTTAAGGTGATGAGACACAGGTGGTGCTGCTCCGAGAGGAGAATCGACTTACCAGTCGGGTCTCAGGCAAAGACGTTTTTCTAAACTGTAGAAATGCCCGTCTTTTGTTGGTACACAGGAATCCAACCTCCCTCTTTTTTGACCTAAGATGCAACTCT